CTACTGAAATGCAAATAGATGTTTGGCGGGAGACGTCGCGAATGTTCCGACTTGCTTGACCCAAAATGGGGCTGGGCCAAACTGCGAGATCAAGGAACTGATTTCACCAGCTGACAATGCGAGATCAGCTTCAAACAAGTTCCACGTCTTGTATGGTGCGCTAACCGAGCCATAGCCGACGATGTAGTCTTCCCGCTCTTCAATCAACGGGGCTTGGACATTGTCGAGCCACAACCATGCCCCCCGAGCGCGGCGGGTCCAGCTTAGTCGCAATGTGCCATCCGCATACTCTGTAAACCGCGGATGGACGGGTGAGAGCGGCGTAGCTGACATGTTTTTGCCCGGAAGATCGGCGATACTCGGTAAGCTATCGCCGGTACCTGTGGCGGCGACTTTTGTCGCACCATGCAGGAGGTCGGCGCCAAGTTCTATCAGATTGCTATCAAGCAAAATCGCGAGCGCACCTGCGGGCTGCACATCGTGTGAGATATGTTCTGTGCCAGCGCGACCACGCAGCAATCCGCAGAGGCGCCAACGGTTCTCTCCAGTTTGTTGAGCTTCGACGAACTGCAAGATTTCACCACCAAGATAGAGACGATTGCTTCCCGCAGATAGCGCGTTGATCGTTGCTGACTGAAACGCAGCTCCGTTCCCGACCAAGTCAAGCTCGAGTGCCGCTCCACGCTCAAGGATCGTTGATTTTGATGGGCGTAAGTCTGAAACCAGATGACCAACAGTCGCGGTGCGCCGAGAGAATAGATTCAGCGGCGACAAGCTTCCATCTAGGTCCACATGCAGAGTCGATCCGGACCAGCCTTCACTTCCGTTCATGGCTGCAAAATATGAAGCTCTTGATGCCGAACTTGAGTCAATTGGCGGGACCGAAATGACCCAAATGTTGGTTGGTCCGAGCGCTAGATCACTTGGTTGCGAAAAGGTGCCTGCATCTGCGGAGCCTACATGACTCTCAGCTGGGCAAACACGCTCCAGCTCGAGGGTTACGCCGCGATCCATCCATTCCCAGTTCAGTGCCCGCCAAATCCCCGGATGATCCTCAAGAGAAACCATCGCGCCCGCCGCGAGGTCGCCGCTAAGTTCAGCAATTTGCAAAGAGATACGATCCTGGCTCCACGTGTGTCGATGTACAACCGCATCGCAAAGCTGCTTTGCTTTGGTCGCTCTTGTCGTAGCCGGCAGCTCTATGATGTCATCTTGAATACTTTGCTCAATTCGGTCGGCCCGCTGAAGACTTACTTGATAGTCCCTGTCTGGATCATAGTAGCGTAGGCCGGCCACGCCTTTGTCGGAAGCGTCTAGGCGTGATCGTCTTGGCCCATTGGTCGTTTTCCCCTCATCGCCTTCGTTAGTGGCCAACCGAGCGGGGAGCGGGGCTGCATCCAAAATGTTATTGGATCGAAATGAAACGACGAGATTTCGACCGTTCAGACGGCTGGTGAGAGGAACCAGTCTGTCAATCGTCCGCAGCAGTGATCCTGTCCCGCCACCGTTATCGCTATATCCTTCAAAATCGCCGAAGGTGCCATTTTGTGCGTCGATACTGGTTTGACCGACCAGATCAGCCAACCCGAAATGAGAGCCAGTGCGTTCAACGACTTCAAAAGAGAGCGTGGGGATGCGGTTGCCGAAATCTGCTAACGCAAGATCTTCGAAAACGATGTGCGCGCAGCCACGCATCCCAGGCGCGGCATCGTTCTGCGCGGCCTCGATCAGCGGGTCGGTCTCTTGGTCACCGTGGCCATTGTAGATGCGAATGCTCCCCGGCACCTTCAGATCGCCGTTTGCGCCGCGAAGCAAATTTCCATCAGCCCAAATCCTTCCAATGCCCTCGATAGGTGTGCTGGAAACCGCGACTGCGAAGGAAATTGAGTAGCTATAGCTCGTGGTGTCCGGTCGGCCTTTCCCGCCCCCTGTCGTCTCACTGCTTTCAACAAGATCGGTCGCCCAGAATACCACCCCAGGCGCGCGCACCGTCCCGAAGTGTCGAGGTATGGGTTGGCCGTAGCTCGATGTTGTAACTGCGAGTTCGGCAAGACGAGGTCCCTCAGTGGATGGAGAGCCCAATACCGCCGAATCGATCTGCCTTCCGGCGAGCGCACCAATCGCTCCCCCTATCGGCCCACCAAGCAAGGTGCCGACGGCTCCTAAAGCTAAAGTCGCCATTCTATTCCAGGTCCTTTCTAGTCCGGGTTAGCCGCCAATGGCGCAGCTTTGGCCAATCTGCAGGTACGGCAGTAATCACAGTCCGGCGTAGTCCAGCATGGGCGTGTATGTGGCGGCCATCGCCGCTTGAGATCGCAAGGTGATGATGACCCATGCCCGGTGCGAATAGGATCAGGTCACCCGCAACTTCGGTTGTTCCTGCCAGCTGAAATCCATTGGCTTCAGCTAAGCCCAAATGCTGGCCAATCGAACTGTTGCGAATGCGATATCCGCTTGGGTACGAAGCGTTGCAGCCGATCTCCCAGAGGGAGCAGACAACTAGACCCACACAATCAATTCCGTATCGGGGATCCCGCCCGCCCAGGCGGAAAGGCGATCCCGCGAATCCCCGCGCGGCATCGGCGAATTCTTCACCGATGGTTTTCATTGCGGAGTCGGGTAACGTGCAAGAAGGTCATTGCCTGGCAGAAACGGCTCCCCACGGAAATTCACCGCATTGCCAAATCTGTCGCGACAGGTTGCAAATGTATGATCGCAGCCCTCACGCAGCTGCACTTGACTTGCTTGCGGCGTGCCAACAGCCAATGGTTTGTCGAGTACCAAATTTCCGTCTCCGACGGCTGAAATTCCAAAGGTTATTCCGGCTTGCGGTCCAGCAAGAAACCGCATTGAGCCATGCAGAAATCTGGAAAGTTCCAACCCCGTGAGTGTCACGAGATTCAAATTGGGGTCGACTGAAGTCGTCAGAGCCATATGCGTGTATGCTTGGGTATTCAGGCCGCAGTCTCTGTCGCAAAACACTGCGCGACAAGCCGGACTGGTTCTGGGTACCAGATCCCTCTCCAGCGCATGTTTGGCAGAGCGCAACTCAGCACTGAAGCTAAGGCCATCGTACTCGATGGATCCAATCGTTCCTGCATAGACCGATATGGTTTCAAGCGTTCTCCAATTGACTGCGCCGATTACAATCTGAGCGCGGTCATAGAGCCCAGCGCGTAAGTCTGTCTCAGAAATCAGATCGTGGGTCAGCGCGCCGTCGACCTCGGCGCTATCGGGGGTAATAGAATCAGTCAGCCGGATGGCAGATGGCACCATTCCAGGTGCTGCATGATGGGAAATGCCATCAAACCGCAAAGCCCGATCATGACTGGTAAAGGCAAGCGCTACCCCGTCTTTTCGATAGATGCGCCAATAGGTGGCGACAGTCTCCAGCTCTTGAGCGAAAAAGACAGTCATTACTTTGTTTCACGAACTTCGATGAGCGGAATGCTTGGCGCCTCGCCAGCTGCGAAGTTGAATGCGGAGACATCAATTCTGTCTTCTGCGAAGCGGACCGGGACATCAAAAAGAAATCCGGCTGCGATAAATGCTCCTGCCGGAGGCGCGGCATCAAACACGATCTTTCCGTGGTTATCCAATGACCAATCAAAGACTTCGTTGTCATTTACGCTGACACGCACAGTACCCTGCTGTGGGCGCGTGATTTCTCGGATTTGTGGGTCAAGCTCGCCATAGCTTTTGCGAAGCGCGAAGACCGTTGTCTGGCCGTCGCCTTTTGGGAGCGTCTGATCATAGGGCGTCACTGACCCCGTCATCTCATTGCTGCTGAAGTCAAACGGGTCAGAAATTCGAAACCCGCGAGCGGGGCCGCGCCGTGCCCGGAAAAACGCAATGAGTTGTGACAGTTCTGCCTCTGATCGAATTCCCGGTCCGACATCGAAGTGAAGCCGTGCATCGGACCATAGGCTGTTGCGACGCTCGTGCCCCGAACTCGTGGTTACGACAGAGGTCGAAAATTCGGGCCCCACGGCGGTGCTACGGCCTAGCGGGAACGGGTAAAGAATATCGTCAAAAGGCTGCAATTCTTCCTCCAGAACTGTTGGGAGACGCGTGAAACCGTCGCGCGTGACTTGTGGGAGAGCCCATACAAACCGCCGCTCAACTCCGCGTGCGCGTGCTTCGTCGAGGCCCTGATCGATGAAAGGCCAAAGTCGGTCGGCGTCTTCTGGGAGGAGGACAAAGCCCGAGAGATAGTCCTGAAGCTCCGTGGGATATCCAAACGCTTGGTCGATTGCTTCATACGCGGCTTTGCGATCTGCGACCCGACCCGATGTAAGCCAGTCATAGTCCTCCAACTGCAGCCGGTCGAACGCGGGGTAAGCCCAGCCAATAGGCAGATTGGCGCGCCGCAATTCGGGCATGACGGGATCTAAGATTGTTGGCGTAAAGATGAGCAGGCGCACTTCGGTTTCAGGACCGCCGACTGCGCGCACAGCTTGACTAAGGTTCGCGGTGGCCTGAGCAAGCAAAGCTCCGGCTTCGTCAAGCAGCGCCTGCTGGCTGTCGATAAGAGGCGCGCGCATATCGGTAATGACCGGCGCAGATACTGAAAAGCTTGCCGAAGAAGCAGCGTCATACAAGCACGGCTTGCCGTCCGCGGTCACCCACCACCATGGTTCGCCGATCTGGAACTTAGCCTGTTGGCCAGTATCCAGTTGTAGTGCTGTGAAGTCCGCCGCAGTCTTTTGCAGCCAACCCATCGCCTCAACATTTGTCGGTGAAAGCAGAGTGGACGGCGGCACCCATCCCGTTTGCGCAGGTGTGCCATCAAACGCGCGCTGTTTCCAATCGTCAGGACAATAAGCCTCAAACAATTCGAACGAGAGCGATATGATTGTATCCAGCCCGGTCGCGGTGTTGGCGGCAAAATAGCTGCGGTGCCATTCTTTCGCTGGAGTGCATAGCTCGGCTGGCTGAGCGACCTTTAGATCTGAACCGCCCAAGCGCATGAAATGACTCATGCCTACATAGTGAACCACCTCTTCGCGATATCCCAAAGCAAACAGGTTGCGGATCAATCGGTCTGGGGTCTGGTTATAGGCATCATCATAGGCCGTGCACATGCGCTCGCCGTGAACCGGCATGATAACATCGCCAATTTCGAGCATGGCATTCTCGCCATCGCAATGGATGCTTGAGATTGTCGCTCGGCCGTTGACCCGCTGCGGTAGCCGCGAGGTGCCACCCGCGACATAACCTGGGGGAACAAGCGATATGAACATCCGATCGATATCCAGTGCATTGACCGGATCACCTGGCAACATCCAACCGCCTTCGAGTGAAGAGAAGGGCAGGGTGATAATCGCGTCGGTCGGCGATCCATCTGCGTAATTCCATAGCCGCACAAACCAGCTCTTCGGGTTCTCGTTCTGATCGCGACCTTCAATCGTCAGGGTTGGGCCATGGGTCTGGTCCAGTGCGATAAGTCCGGAAGATTGCCAGCGGAATGACAGGGTGGTCCGCTGATAATTCCGGCTGGTCTCGTAAGCCAGCAGCGGATGATCCAGTTTGTCTTCGCTATCCCATATCAGCCCAACCAGCTCACCCTCATGATGAAATTCGCAATCAACCTGCATGCTGTCAGGAGCCGTGCGGATGACAGACGCCATCGCCGGACGTGGGAAGTCCACTGTCCAGAAGCGCGGCTCAAACCGTTGAATGAAGTCGCTTTGCTGACCGTATCGTTCGCTAGCTAACCAGAAGGCCATGTTTAGGCGTCCTGAAGAGCGCGACGTACCGCGCTCGCCAATTGGCGAGACGATCGCTTGAGGGCGGTTGGTGCAGATGTGCCAGCGGGCGCGCCTAGCTGAATGGCGACGCGCACATCACGCGCAGATCGCGCAGGTTCCGGGGTGGGGTTAACCCGCCCAGCGCTAGTCGGTACGAATAGTTCCGGCCCGCGCTCACCAACCAGATATCCGCGTCCGGGAGAGACCGGTCCACCCGTCGCGCGCCCAGGGAGGCCGAACAATGCGCCGATTGTCCCGGTGAGCAGACCTCCCAGTCCGTTCCCGCCGTTCGCAGGCCCGAAGATGGTGCCGAGGCCTGCTTTCAATGCTTGAGCGGCGATTTGATCAAAAGCGCTGGATGCAGCGCGCTTTAGGTCATCAAAGCCCAAGCTACCTTTGTGGATCGCGCCGAGCAGACTGCGTTCCAGAACACCTCCTGCTCGATCAAAACCGTCGACCAAAGTGGTGTCCAAAGCGCTGCGCATCCTGCCCATATCATTTGCGAAGCCTTCGGTGCTCGCGCGGACGTCGATGACGAGCTCGTCAAAATTATCATTCATTGCGTTCGTTCTCGATTAGATTGGCCAGTTCGTCGGGGCTCAGAGCGCCGCTTTGATCTGAAATCGTGATGGTCAGTGCAGAAATCAGTTCCATCGGCGTAGAGGTCCAAAAGGTGTCCGGTGCCCAGCCTAGAAATTGCGCAGCGCGTGCCCACCAACCCGTGGCAGCGCTTGCGAAAGATTGGCTCATGCGCAGCCTTGCAGCACTTGGGACAGGATTTTGCGCATGGGCTTTGTTGCTTCGAGCAGGCCCATTCCGATCACTGCCTCGCCTACACTCTCGCGAGATGGACGCTCTTGATTAGGCAAGCAGTGCCACAGCAAAGTTGCAATCTCAGTCAGCGTTATCGCACCTTCTGCTGCGCGATCGACAATGGCATAGAGCGATCCCAATTCTTCTTCGGCTGCGACTAATGCGGTAAAGGTTGGGCGCAGCTGATACAGCTGGCCGTCAATGACTATGCTGGTTTCGCCGCGTTGCGCGTTCGGGCGCTCAATCACACGGACACAACCGGGCCGGAGCTTTCCAGCTGCATTGTGTAGTTTCGCTCGCCATTGAAGTCGCCGGCATAGTCCAATCGCTGGACAAGAAACTTACCGTGCATTTTCGAACCATCTTCGAACGACAGTTCATAGCTTTCGATAGTGCCCGACAGAGCGTGATCCCGGATGGATGCTTCTGCATCACTTCCTAGGAAGATGCCGGCAGCACTGACTGAAACAGACCGGGTGCCAGCTCCTGAAAGTAAATCCCGCCAGCCGCCGGATTGCTTATGTGTCACAACGACTGTGTCACCATTGATGGACATCTGCGTCGTTCTGAGCCCGGCGACTGTTTCGTAAGCTGGCGGGTTGGAACCGTCCCGTATCTTAAGTAGGAAGGCCGAACCTTTCTGAGCGGTCATGTATGCATCTCCATTAATTGGCGAGAAGTCTGAACCGGTATTCGAGCAGGGTCGCTCTCCGGTTGTTCGTGCGGCGTTCAGAACGCGCGCGCAGAAATTGTGAGTTGATTAGGTCAAAGCCGCTTTGGGCGGCAGGCAATTGCAAAAGACGCTGTTCGATTGCCGCTATGAGTGCACTTTGGCTGGCCGTCTCATCGCTATTGGTAGTCAGCTCAAACGCTACGCGCACTTCGCGCCCACCTCGGTCTTTTGTGCTCCAGTCGACAGAACCGCTCGCAGCAATTCCCAGCCAGGGGGCAGCTGCCTTTAGCGGGCTCTCTTCTTCGACAGCGTTGAGGTCTGACAAAGCCGGATCTTCGCGCAGCCATGCAATGACCGCCTTGCGTAGTTCGATTTCCATCGTGCTCACCTTTCGCCGAACAAGGGCCAAAGAAATCGGGGGTTCGACCAAGCGTGGTTCTGGTCTTGAGCTTTACGTTTTGCGCCGGTCGCCCGTGCCTCTCCGAGGGAACGCGCCTTTTGCGTGAGGCGCCTTTCAATCGATTGGCTGTGGCTGCTTGTGTTGGCTTGCAACATTACAGGCGCACCTTCTTCCACGGTCGCCATAGGGCGGTGACGGACGCAGGCACCGCGCCATCATCGCTTTTGTCGCGCGTTAGATAGTGATGCGCCGCCAGCCGTATGATCCCGTGGCGCATGCCGGCTGGCACGCCGCTCCAGTCGCTCGCAATGCCAGCGATATAGGAGACGACAATCGCGTTTGATGACACCGGCTGAAGCAGCCGAACCGATCCTGACGCGGCGCTATCGATCTCCATCTCATATGCCGATGCAAACAGTGTGATCCTGGCATTGTCCTGGACGATCTTGTCGACTCCAGTGATTGCGCGTACCGGCGTTGCCGACAATTTTTGCCAAGCGTTTTGAGCAGGAAAAACCTCCTCGCAGCTCACCTCTAGAGGGGTCTGGCCGGTATAGGCCTCACACCACTCCAGGCTCGCCTGAAGCAGACCAATAAGCTGCTGGTTTTCCGCGTCGCGCGTTATGCCCAGCCATTGTTTAAGTTCTTCGAGTGGGACGCCGCTCACGTCGGCAGGCTGGACAATTGCCCGCTTCATCCTGTTCTCCCGTCAATTGATAAGTGTGGTGCGCCCGCACCTGCCAGCTGAGCTGGGGAAGAGCTGCGGCGGTGCGGGCGCGGGGAGCCGACCGGGAAGCGTTAGCCGCTTCAACCGATCGGGTTTCGGTTCAGGCTTCGATCTTGAGAAGCTTGATCGCGGCACTGTCGAGCACTTGGCCGCCAACACGTTTGGTGGCGTAGAAATGCACGAACGGCTTATTTGTGTAAGGGTCCCTCAGGATTTGCGTCGGGCCACTTTCGGCAATGAGATAGCCGTGACGGAAATTTCCGAACGCAATGGGGAAAGCGCCAGCTGCGATATCCGGCATGTCTTCAGCTTCAACCACCGGATATCCAAGCAGACGATCCGGTTGACCTTCGACCAAGCCTGGCTGCCACAGAAAAGCACCGTCAGCAGTCTTGAGCTTACGCACTTCCGCGAGCGTGGCTGAGTTCATCACGAAGCTTGCACCCTGACGATGTCCGGCTTTCATAGTGTGGATCAGGTCGACCAGTTTTGCGTCCGGGGCAGCGTCAAATCCGCTGGCATCTCCTGAGCCGATATACTGCACAGAACCAAATGCACGCACAGCGTCTTCGGCTGTTGAGGTTGGCGCTGAAAGGAAGCCCGAAGGCTGGTTGTTGCCATTTCCTGTCACAAACGCGGCGCCCTCCGCACGGGCAAATTCCATCGCGATCTCGCTTGAAAGCCAGGTTTCCAGATCGAAGCCGGCGTCATCCAGCATGGATTGGCTTGCCGCTGGGTTTGCGTAGAGTTCGCCCGTAGGCGGAGCAATCTCGACAAATTCAGGCGTGTCGGTTTCCGGACGTGCAGCGGTTTCGCTTACCCAGCCTGACGCAGTACCCCCTGTAGCAACTAGCTTGCGATAGCCAGAGCTGCCGGTCTGAACAACCTGAGCGAGCGCGCGGATCGGGCTGACTTCTGCCAGTTCGCTGACAATGCGCGCGTCAATATCGTCGGGGACCGCATATCCGCCATCGCTCAGTACAGCGCCGCTAATCGACTTGATTTCGGTCTCGCGTCCACGGCGCAGATAACCATCGACAAAGCCTTTGACTTCTGTTGAATTGTCTCGGCCAGCGCCGATTGTAGGTCGCGATGCGGCGCGCGACACCTTGTCGAGACGTGCCTTTACTTCGTCAACGTCAGACCGGAGCGTTGTGACCTGCTCCTCAACCTTGTCTTGGCGGGCGACGATATCGAAGCTTTGCTCAAGCTCATCTGGAGCGGGGTTTGAAGTCTTATCCATAAAGATTTGAACCTTTCGTTAGGGCATGAAAAAGGCCGCGCAACCGAGAATGATTGGCGACCAAATGGGGCAAGAATTGTGTGATTTAGACGACCAGGTGGACCCTGGCCTCAGGGTGTAATGGCTCGGTTACCAAGCTGACTTCGATCAGCTCAATCTCTAGCAGATTACGACCCTCATCAGTGCGCTTGTAGCGACGGGCTCTGTAGCCAAAACTCAAACCGTGCACCCGCAGCTTGATCAGATCGTGCGCGACGCGGCTATAAGGATTGTCGATGTGACCGATGACCGCCAGACCACGCGCATCTTCGCGCGCCTGTTCGACCAAACCGATCTGCTGGTCTGGACTGTGCTGCCAGTAAAGTGGCAGCGGTCTCTTTCGATGCTTTAGGGTGTTGATGAAAGCACCACGAGCGATCGTGTCACGAATACTGTCAGGGCGGTCGAAAAGAGCCGCATACCCAGCAAATCGAACGGCAGCGCTCAGGCTGCTCATCGTAGAAGTTCTGAAACGTTGAGCTTCACAGCGATGCCAATCAAGAGCAGCGCTAGGGCGCCTCTCACAATCCAATCGACCGCCGCTTTCCAAGCGCTGGCTTTGGCATCACGCCATGCGCCGAGCAGCTCGCGCAGTTCGCCGAGATCATCATGTGCATCGTCATCCGAAAGGCCAAGCCTTGCCAGCACTCGATCAGCTGCGAGTTCAGTTGTTTCCTCAACTATGGCGCGCAATGTCGTGATGTCTCCGCCTTCGGATGCAGCCTGAACCATTAGTCTGGCGAGCAAGTCCTCCCGGGTCATGTCGATGCCTCCGGCGTAGCAATGCCCAGCATCGCGCGCTTCTCGTTGTCGCTTAGGAATTCCGCATCGGAGACCTGCTTCCAAAGGCGTTCCCGATCCTCTGACAAGGCAGGAATTTGATCCAGATCGACTGTGATCGACAGCTCATCGATCCATGGCGAAAGCCCTTCTTCAATTGCCGCGAACAATTTGCTTGCGAGCGGCAGCAAGGTAAGTCTCCAAAGAGCGCGATTGGCTTCGCGATAATTTGAGTAGGTGTTGTCCCCTGGCAAACCGAGCAACATCGGCGGAACGCCAAATGCGAGCGCAATATCGCGCGCGGCCGCGCTTTTCAGTTCGGCAAAATCCATATCGGCAGGCGAGAGCGCCATCGACTGCCATTTGAGGCCGCCGTCCAACAGCATCGGCCGTCCGGCATTGTCGTGCCCTGCAAATGCTTGCGTCAATTCCGATTTGAGCCGCTCAAACTGATCCGAAGTGAGCCCTGATCCATCCCCTGCATCATAGACCAATGCGCCAGATGGCCGAGCGGCATTTTCCAATAGCGATCGGTTCCATTCACTTGCAGCGTTATGGATCGCAATGGCTTGCTCAGCTGCTGCCAGCGGACCTGCACCGTAGTGATCATCGATAGGATGCATGGCTTTGATGTGGATGATGTTGGGCCATCTGTTTTCGTCATCCGCTGGCAGACGGATAGTTCGCTCGCCGACCTTGTAATCATAAGCCGCAGGCCACCCATGCTCGTCAGGAACAAGTGTTACGCGGTCCGGTCTGAGCGCAAAAAGCTCGACTGGTTGCCCCGCACCATCCTTGATGATCTGCACATAGCCATTGCCGTGAAGCAGCATGTTCGTGCCTAAAGTCTCGATCAGTGACTGTCCCGCACTTGTCGCCGCAAGCAAATCGGTCGCTCTGGCATCGCTGGCGACAAATGGCATTTGGCCGACGCCCTCCGCGACAATCCTGACCGCCCGCTGCACTATCGGATTGGTAAGAAACCCGCGCCGCACGCTTTCTGCGTAGTCGAGGCGGGGGCGTCGTGAGTTGCGTTCAAAGGCGAGAGCCCAAGGCGAGTTATAGCCATGGCGCAATGGTACGCGGTTGTTGCCGCTGCCCTTGAAGGCAGTGGCAACGCGATCGAGAAATGACATTCGATCCCTTTCGTGATTTTCTAGACTGATATGACCCGCGGGGCGCACTTTGCGTTCAACATTAATTCGGTTAGCGCCCAAACCAGCGCATCGGCACGGTCAGGGCTGCGGCCAGGGCCTTCATATTCGCCGCCGACCATCATGCCGCACATCTGGTCTTCCAATTGCGCAAACATCCGCGCGTGTTTGACCCGCCCCGCTTCGTAAAGTGCGGCGACAGGTTCTGCCCGCACGATCTTGCCGCGCGTTGCATGAACAAGCTTGACCGGCAGTGAGTGGCTGGCAGCGCGCAGGACGCTTTCTACCATCGCGCCACCTTGGTTCGCTTCGGCAACGATCCGGTCTGCACCCCATAGCTCTGCCGCTTTTGCAACCGCTCTGGCCCATTGTTCGGGGCTGGCTTTTTCAACCGAACAATCAGCTAGAACATAGGCGACACCAGCTTCATCGACGCCAGCGGCAACGATCCCGCACGCATCTCCATGTGCCGAAGCGGGCGGGTCGACAGCGATCACAATGCGGACAGGCTTTGTGCTCATTGCGCCGGTGCGCGACTGCTCGAGCAATTGCCTGCTCCACAGGGCACCCTCGCGTTCGGCGAGCAATTCGCCGCACAGTTCCTGGCGTGCCAGCAGTGTTCCGCCGAATTCACTTTTCATGGCCGCCATGAAGGTCTCCGGCAGGTTAGCCGAATTCTCGTCAGTCGCGCCGCCAGTCACGACCGTGTCTGCCCTATCCTTCAGCCTGCGCACGAGTGGGACATTGCGCGGGGTGGTGGTAGCGACGATCCGCTGATCAGCACCGAGCCTTAGGCCGAGCAATAGATTGTCCCAAGTGCGGCCAGCGCGATCGTGCGAGTTGGACCATTTGGCAATCTCGTCACACCAAGCATGACTATGTTGCGGACCTCTGAGTTTTTCGGGCTCTGCTGCCGAGTACAAGACAGCTTCAGCACCATTGGGCCATTGCAAGCGATGCAATGAGGGTTCGAATTTCGGCGTGTTGTAGGATGGGCTGCACGCCATCACGCCGCTTTCACCTTCGACCATCACGCTGCGAGCGTCGCCAAGTGATGCTCCGATCAATGCAATGCGAGCGCGCGGATCAGCCTCGGCAATCGAGCGGACCCATTCAGCCCCTGCGCGTGTTTTGCCGAAGCCTCTGCCAGCCAAAATGAGCCAAACGCGCCAAGCGCAATTCGGCGGCAATTGACCAGGATGAGCAAGCTGCGGGAAATATGTGTCCCATCTTTGCAAAAAATCGTTCGCTTGCTTCGCATCGAATGTCTGCGCTGTGCTTCTGATATGGCTTGGTTCGGCATCCGCTGCAAAGCCGAGCCATTCGCGCGTGCTCACTGAATGGTTGTGCCTGCTGCATCGCGCCGGGCAAGCACACGCTGTCGCAAGTCATCGAGTTTTTGTTCGATCATGGCGCGCGCCGATGCTTCATCAAGATTGCGCCGGTGCGCGTGTTCTTGCGCCATCGTATCGCGGTGCAGAGCGAGAAGACGCAACGCCGCCCCATTATCATGCTTCGGTCCGTCCTTCGCTTCACCCGCACGCAGCCGCGAGAGCAGTTCCAGTTCGAGATGTTCGTATCCCTCAACAAGCGCGTTGTGCCATGATCTGGCGAAGTCGCTTTCTTCGCGACGAATTTTATACGCGCGGCTCGGGTTGATGCCTGCGCGCCGCGCAGCCTCTGAAACATTTGATGTCTCGGCCAGGTAATCGAGAAAAAGTCCACGCCAGTGGCGATTGAGGTTCTCCTTCTCTCCGGTCTTGAGTTCAGGTTTGATCTTGGTTCTGTTCGACAT